TCTCGGTACCCCAGGATGAGGTGTGGCTCCCTGTCACGTACCACTCATATCTACACGTTGTTCCAGCGCTCCTGGTCCTTGGGGTATGGCTCTATATCGTGTATGCACTCTATTGGGCTCTAGTCACGGCTCGCGGACCCTTTATCCCTGGATACGGGTTCATCGGATATTTCGTGCTCCTCGCGACGTACCCTGTACTCTATATCGTCAACGAGATATTCACCATCTACCAGGCTGAAAAAGACGGGGACCTCAGCGGGCTGGATCCTTACTACGGGTTCTGTGTGATTGGGCCAGACAGTCTCACTGAAGAGGAGATTGGATTCGGAGCGGTAGGGGCTATGGACTATCGTTGCCACGCCGAGCAGTACGAACTCACGAACTCCCAGTCGAACTATCTCATATCTAGCACATATTACGTCGTATACGCTCTGTTCGCATTGGTGCTGTTTTTCTTCACGCAATCCGCGGGACGTTTCAAGGATGTCATCGCCAATCGTGATAGCGTATTCGTCACGGCAGTGATTAAGTATGCCCTTATACTCTCCCTGCTGATCATGGGTCTCTCCGTTCTCCAGGACTACTACTACCTTACCATGGTGGTCAACTACTTCCTGCTCAATGTGCTACAGCTCATTGGTGCCCTGATGTTGATGCTGATATCCTTCATTCTCTATAGGTTCACGTTCCTGTTCAAGTAGAGCGCAAATAAATGTGTCCCTACTATATGAAGATAAATCTTGTCGGGTATGCGCTCATGGCCCTCATTGCAGTGGTGTGTTACCGGATATGGTTGGAGTCCGACGCATTCCAGTTGAAGTGCATTGTCTCGGACGTCGATGGGAAGCAATACTGCGTGAGGGAGCGAAACAAACTAACGCTCGCTGCCGACCGACTGGCCCGTGTCAATCAACACATGCAAGCTCTCGTCGATCACTGCGCGCAGAAGTACCCGACTAGGGGTAATGTTAAGAGACTGGTGGAGGGGTACAATCCGCAGAAGATATATGAAACCCTCCCGACGAGCAAGTTTACCGCTTATAGCGAGAACAAAGGAGAGAAGCTGGCTTTCTGCTTGGATACTGAGAAATCCGGCGGCCAGCTTATAGACGAGAACACACTCACTTTCGTAGCCACACACGAACTGGCACATGTCGCCAGCGAGAGCGTCGGCCACACAGAGGAGTTCTGGAAGAACTTCAAGTTCCTGCTCGAGGAAGCGGTCGGTATAGGCATATACAAGCCCGTTGACTACAAGAAGAACAACCAGCGGTATTGTGGTATGGACATCACTGACAACCCGTACTACGACCTATGAGCGGTGCAATAATACTAGGAATTGAAGTTAAGAGTTCCTAGTGTTATTCAGTATGGATCTGTCTCCCTCTGCATGCCACCCAGTACTGCAAGCCAGCGAGCTCTACGCCGACCTTCTAAACAGTTCAAGTATCTCGAACCACATCGTCAACCTGCTTGGAGGGAAACACGGTATGCGTATAGCTCCCTACGTATACATCTCGTCCCACTACCTGGAGTACGAGACGTACAACAAGAGAAAGAAACGCTACGGAAACCAACTGAGCAGACTCTCCTACGAGGTGCCCGAGGTAGACTTATACGACGAAGATGAGGTAGCAAACTACGTTGTTCCCGTATATCAATCGACGCTACCATACGGCTTCGACAAAGGCACCTGTGGACTCATCGGAGTGCCGATGGGGTCCGAGGACGAGGAAGCTCCACAGGACCACTATGTGGCATACGTCTACGCGAAGGGCGTTCTGCATTACTTTGATTCCGCAATCGACGAGGACTACAAGGGGACCGAAACCTACCGCATTCTCATGGCGGCATTCACGCCGCAGGCGGTCGTGGTCAACAAGAAGACCTTCGAGACAGAAGGGGGAATATCCGAATCACCCTTCTCCTACATCGCTCAGAACATATTCTGTCACACCTGGTCTCTCTGGTTCCTCTACGTTTTCATCGTAGAAGGCAAGTGCATGCGTGCGATCGACCGAATTGCAGGCAAGGGTCCCAAAGCCGACAAGGTGAATCTCATCCGGATGAAGACGTTCGTATTCAACGTAGCCATTAAACGCTTGAAGCTCTACACCCTCTACGACTTTGGACTGTTCGACAGCTTCCGTTACATCATTGAGGACGACGACCCGGAGCGAGTAAGGTTGGTTATAAAGTACCCCAGGGAACTAGTAGAACCTGGGCAGTAGTCACAAAGTGTCCCTAGGTATCAGGACATGCTGCTCTACCTTAGGATTGTCATCGAGAGTGATTATGGACTCGGTGATCCAGTTCCCGCGGATTAAATGCATGGGGAAGAACACGTCGGCCGGGTATTCCTCGTCGATGTGAGTAAGGTGACAGGAATCGCAGGGGACTTGGCGGAGGAATTGCTCGTACACCGACCCACCTCCTATGATCCAGACGTCATCATACTTCGTGCACATCTCCAGTACATTGGGTATGCTCGTGGCAACGCCCGCGGTTGCATCGGCATTCGAGACTTTCGCGGGATTACTGGACATTACTATGTTCGCTCGCCCTCGGAGGGGAGAACACGCTATGCTCTCCCACGTATTGCGCCCCATAACAATAGCGTTATTGCCCGTGCCTCTGGTGAGTTTAGTAAACTGTCGCATGTCGGACGGAACGTCCCAAGGCAGCGCGAATCTGTGTCCTATACCGAAGTTCCTTCCCATCGCAGCAATGAGGCGGTAGGGCATGTATAAGGAAATAAAATAGTATGAGTTTATATACATATGCCGGATATATTTAAATTCGGTTACACTATAGATGATATCGTGAGCAAGATATATGTGTTCGCGGGAGCGCTAGACGAGGTGTCAGGACGGAGCCCCGGAGAGTTAGTAGAGTTCATGGCGACGGAGGCTGGCGATGGCTTGCTCGAAACACTGTTCACCTTACCCGAGCGGACTCGCATGGCGGCAGATCGCAGCGAAATCGTCCTGGTCAACGGCCAGATCCACCTAGACGACACCATCGAAACCATAAAGCGTAAACTGATTCTGCACTGCGAAGAGGTCAAGTCGTTCGACGAGATGTATATGTTCGCACACCAGATGATGGACCTCCAACCGGCGACCGTCTACCAAAACCTTACCCAGAATGGTAAGTTAGAGCTCACCCGCACGCGTCTGGCGCAGTTTATCCAGAACGTTCAGGGGGTCAGCATGGCTCAGCTGCCCGAGAAAGAGACGTACGACTACGAGGATATCTTTGCTCTCGATCTGGAGAAAGCTCCCAGACTGGTCGCCAAGCCAATAGGTCAAAAGTTCGTGGCCGTAGAAACTACCTACCCATATGCCGTGGACCCGTACAGCGTGACCGCGGCGACAGGCTACGATGAGTTTCTGGTCAAGTTTGCCGACAGCATTACTACCACGACCAACAAGAGCATCCTCATGGACTCTGGGCCCATTCATGATAACTCGATCCAACTGTGCATGGCCTCGGATGTGCTGGCTAGCGCCCAGGCGCGCGATCTGTCTCAAGAGAGCTCCTTGCGCATATACTACCCATTCCTGGCGGAAAAGGGAGTCCGAGATCTGGCTGAGCTAGCAGAAATGCACCCCAGCCTCGTATCAGAAAGCGCGAAGATGATCGGGCCCGGATTCCTGCGCGGTATAGAGAATGTGAATCTGTTCTACGATGTTAATCGGGAACGTACGGCGGATCTTCAGACGAAAGAAGTTGGTATAAAATCTCTGCGTCTCGTCGTTCGCCCCGAGTATACGTTCAACCTTCCACTGGATGTGGTGTTCAAACTCCTGCACGCGTCTCTAGAAGTTCCTCTCATCAAGTACAACCCAGGCAAGAGGCAGGAGAAAGTCTACCGGATGCATGCCGACCGGATTGCCACGAACGGAAAGAAGATCCCTTCCCTGTCCCGCGCGGAGGTTATGAAGCTCGTCAAATCAATAGGGAAGAGCAAGTCAGTGGCAGCCTACATTGCATACGACATTGGAACAAGCGTCTTACCCGTAATCTGCGAATTCGAGAGCACCGGGGACTACTCGGTGTCCGTGGCATTCGACCGGGGGATGGCTCCAGCGGAGGTCGATGAAATCGTAAAGATGGCCACCGACCCTGTGGTCGGCGTGGTAAAGGAATTCCTATCGCAGAGTGGTTACACGATGAACCTGTTCGAAGGTCTCTACGCCGGCACTACCCATCTGGACAGACTCGAGTACAGCGTGCTAGTCCCCATCAAGAGGAAGATCAACATCAAATCCCTCATGGGCTGCTTGTCTAGCGTTTTTAGCGTGATCCGCTCCGACGTGGCGGAGGGCGCTGTCATGAGGTACAAGCGCGTTTCAAACTATAACGAGATGGATAGTTCCGAGGCGTACGTCGTGGAAATGATCAACGCGGGATCTCGGGATACCGAAATAATCCAGGGCCTGATGAGCAATTACCAGCTCTCGGCCGAGGAAGCGCGCGAGCGCCTGGGATCGTTCGTCAGCCGCCTTCAGTTGGTCCAGGACGCGTTCCAGGGGTCGGAACGCCTACGGGTGAAGAACAACCCGGGGTTTCTTACTACGATGAATCTGGAAGACCACAATGCCGCCCTGAGGGTCACCATTGCGGGTGTGAACGATGTAGGTTACCTGCAGACGATTCCGGTGTATATAGACGCGCTAGTGCGCATGACTCAAACGCCGTGGGCGTCGAGAGCCGATAGGAAGTCGGTCACGGCACTGTGTAAGAAACAACAGCCGATGGACGCGGCCGAGAAAAAGGAAATAGTGGCTCCTGCCGAGTTGCCCCAAGGTCAACAGAAAGCCATGGACATAGTCGCCGAGGAACTCACGTTCGAAGAGAAAGAACAGGAAGACCTCCCCGGAATGATGGATGTTCTCATGATGTCGGATAGCGAGGACGAGGAGGACGAGGAGGACAGCCCCCTTGACTCTGGAGGCGCGGCAAGCGACGACGGGTCTGTGGATTCCAGCGACGGCGAGGAAATGCAGCGCGACATGACCGGAATGAGTCTGGCTAATCCGAACCCCTTCTTCACCAGGCTCAGAGAGAGGGACCCGACACTTTTTCTGGTCGACAACGAAGGAAGCTTCAAGTCGTACTCGCGTATATGCCCATGGAATATGCGTCGCCAGCCAGTGATACTAAACGATGCTGAGAAGGCCAAAATCGATGCCGAGCACGCGGGGTCATATACCAACGCAGTCCGGTACGGGACCAGTCCCGATAAGCAGTTCTGGTATATCTGCCCTAAATACTGGAGCCTGCGCGATCAGGTAAGTCTCACCGAAGAACAGGCTAAGTCGGGCCGATACGGCGACATAATCCCATGGGACGCAAAAAAGGTGCCTCCTGGAGGCAATGTTTTCCAGTTCACCCCGGACGGCGGAGAAGGACACCCCTACCCGGGCTTCCAGAAGCGCGAGAGCCACCCCCAGAAGAAATGCATCCCATGCTGTTTCAAGGTCTGGGACAGTCCAGCGCAAAGGAAGCGCCGGGAGGCTTGCGCCGAGGAAGAGCGCGGTGAGGAACCACGGGCTCTCGCGAGGGCGGACTCTGCCCCACAGGAGGACTATGTGGTTGGACCGGACAAGTTCCCCCTCGCTCCCGGGCGATATGGATACCTACCTCTGGCCCTGCAGAAGTTCTTGCGCAGCGACAATCGGAAATGCCAGATCAGCGACACGAATACCGGCCTGAAGCCGGACCACCCGTGCGTTCTACGATTCGGCGTTGAGCCCAGCAAGGACCAGTCATTCATAGGGGCCCTGGCGGCCATCTGGGCAGACCAGTTGCAGGGGACCGTTCTGAGCATCCCCGAAATGAAGGAGGTCATGATACAATCTCTCGACTTGGACCGTTTTATGGCTCTGCAGAATGGGAACCTGGTCGAGGTGTTCGATCCGGACGAGGATGTAGACCTGGCAAAATATAAAGACTCCAAGATCTACCGAAGCACCGACCCAGCAGATCCAAGCCAGATGGCGTTCCTTAGGAAGGTGGTCCGGTCGTACAAGAACTACCTCGACTACCTCCGAGACGACAAAGTAAAGATTGATTACACTTACCTGTGGGACCTGATTTGCGACCCTAATCCATCTCTCTTCAAGGGAGGACTAAACCTGGCTATCCTAGCCATCAACCAAGACGACATGACAGACAATGTGGAAATCATCTGCCCAAGCAACCACTACGCTTCGACCTTCTTTGACGCGAACCGGTCGACCGCTATTATCCTGAAGGTTGGCGACTATTTCGAGCCCATATTCCAATTCGAACTCCAAGCAAAGAAGAATGTTGTCACGCGAAGGTTCACGACCAAGGCCAGCCGTGTTCTTCCAAACCTAAGAGCCGCGCTAGAACTCATCAAGCGAAGCATGAATGAGAAATGTCACCCCCTTCCTAGTATGCCAAAGGTGTACGAATTCGCACAGAATATCTCTCTAGAGAGGCTCGTCCATTTGCTACGTCTCAAGAACTACGATATTAAACATCAAGTTCTCAACTACAACGGCCGGGTCATCGCGGTGATCGCGGCGAAGGGGAAGGACACCGGAATAATCCCGTGCTACCCATCGTCGCCCATGGTCGATCTGGACGCGGGGTACAAGTGGCTAGATGAACCGATCGGCCAGACCTACGCCAAGACACTTCAGACTCTGACGTCGGTGCACGAGATGAGCCAGGGCAAGATTCCGTGCAAGCCCGTTATTAAGGTTATGGAGGAGGGGTACATAGTCGGAGTGCTGACCGAGACGAACCAGTTCGTACCTGTGTCGCCACCTGCCGACCCGGCTGACACACACAGAATTCCCAACAGTGAGTCTCTTATTACGGTCAACGATTACGACTACGCTGTGATCGACAAACAGGCAATCACGGAGGACACGGTCGACACCGAGCGGATCGAGTACAACAAGCGCGTTCGCTTGGAGACGGGCTTCTTCAACGCCTTCCGGAATACTATTCGGATACTCCTCGGCCAGTTCAAGCACAGACGAGTAAGAGAGGAGATCGAGGGCCTGTCCCAAGACACGGACATCGCTTACCTGACGAAACTTCGACGAATAGACCTACTGCTGCGCGAGCTAGTATACGGAAGTATCGAGTTCGCGGACTACGATCCCGGCATACTGTCCCAATTGGGAGACATTACCAGCTGCTACGCGGCCGGGGAATCCTGCGGTACGAAGCAGTTCTGCGTCACCAGTGAGGACGGCGCATGTGCTCTCGTGATTCCGAAGATCAACCTCAGCAATGGTCAAGACAATGAAGCTGTGTACTATGGCCGGCTTGCGGACGAGATAGTACGCTACAGTCGTATAAAGTCGTTCATCTTTCAACCCAAGGCATTCCTGGCTTTTGCAAACCTCAAATACAATTTGCGAGAAGATGAACTGATAATTCTCCAGAGCCTTCTTGTCAACAAACCGGACTACTTCGAGGGCCTGGTCCCCGCACCGATAAACTCGTTCGTCAAATACAACACCTACGACACGGCCCAACCGCTCGACACCCAGGCCTACACAACCGAGATCGAGCTTGATAAGCCCGGCACTGATCTCGAGCCCCCGGCCGACGAGGACACTCAATGCCCGCGACCGACCGTGGATACGAAGGTAGCAGGGAAGAACTGGCGTACAGCATTTCCTAGTACGTTCATGGAGCTAGTGTTTCCCAATAACCCGCCACTGTGCTCATTCGACCTGATCCTCACCCTAATTAAGCGCGACGATCCGACGAGCGCGAAACAGCTCACGCGGGAAGAACTACGAGAGATACTCGTGAACGAGTATATGACGTTCTACTCGGAATACCCGCGCGAGATACTGAGGATTCTGGCGTCCCAGGGAAAGAACTCCATGATGAAACAGGTCCAACTAGGACAGGTGGAACTGGGGGACACGATCATGAGCCAGGACTATTACGCCACGAACATGGACATGTGGCTACTGGCTCGACGTTTCAACATCCCACTGGTGTTTTACTCGGGAACGACTCTCCGAGAGAACGGCCAGGACCTGATGGTGGCCTACTCAGACGGCACGGATGAGTACTACTTCGTAAAGTCCCCGGCCCCAAAGCCCAATGAGATTCCGAACAACTATCGTCTGTTAGTCGCCCCCGAGGCTGTTGCCCGCATCCCGGTCGGGTCCCTGTCCCCGGACCTGCAAATGCGCCTGCGTTCTCTCAGCAAGGACGCTAACTTGGAGGGCTTCGTTGAGGGTTTCGCGCCGGCGAGAAAGAAGAAACGCCTTGTTGAGGCGCCCCCCCGTAACGAGACACGGGGAGCCGAGGCCTTCGAGTAATAGGTTATTTAGACTACGAGTTAAATAATCTATATTTCATCCTCTGTCGGGACCGCAGTAGTTTCGGCCTCTTCTGGTACTGCTACGACTTCTGGATCTGCAATTTCATCGGGAGCCAGTACCTCTGCGTCGATGGAAGAGGGAGGTGGGCTGTCCTCAGGAGGAGGAGGAGGAACCAGGGGAGGAGATAACTCTCGTTCCGTTAACTCAGGGGATGCTGGGTGTCTCGAGCGCCTGTAGCGCGCCATGATCGCTCGAAGGTTGGCGGTTGGCAAGTCGGGCAGGGGACGCCTGCGTGCCTCTTCCAGACCGGCGTCCTCCGATTCGGCACCCGCCTCCTCTTCGCCATCGCGTGCTAGGCGACTCACAATGTTTGATGCTTGGGTTATGGACTCTCGAAGGTATTCCAAGCGTCGTATCGTTCGATTGCTGGCCATGGCCGAGGATCCGGCAACCTCTTGCATCTGTTGCATAGCCTCTTCAGCCCGCTCAAGCTCTCGAGCGGCGCGATAAGCGCCTGCCTCTGCTCTTTGTGTGGCCTCTTCCTCATTTGGTGGCGGCTCTACCTCAACAACGCGAGGGCCTAGGTCCGGTGTCACCACCTCCTCAGCCTGGCTCAAAGCTCTGGCTCGACGCCGGGCTCGCGTGCGAGGGGTCACCCGGGGTGAGTCCAGAACCACGTCCTGGATGTACGCAGTGCGGAACTCCGGACGACCCGAATCTGGAAATTCCGCATCGTCCAGTTCCAGCACTTTCCTTCCATAGGTTGGGTTGAGACGCCCGAATCGAGCCAGCTCCGCCTGAAGTTCATGCTTGGCCCTGTACCTCTGGCCGGGGTTCAGAGAGTAAGACTCCAGCAGGTAGTTTTCAAGATATCTACTGAAAGCTTCGATCAGTTTTCCGGGAGGGAACCCGGGATGTACGGACACTCCGTTCAGGTAGGCCCTGTGATCCCGTAGCATTTTCGTAATGTAGTAGTATTTCTCAGGATCGGATCCTGTGGCTACGAAACTGGTTATCGCTGCATCGCGAATGTAGCATTCGTTTGCCTCACAGAACAGTCGCATGTCGAACCCCGCCCGGTAGTATTGACTAAAGAGAATGGGCATGTCGAACGTGGTCTGCCTTATTCGAAGGTATATGGTGTACAGTTGCGCGTGCGTGAAGGGGACATTGGTGTACGGGTTGCGTATCTCCTGAGGGTCCGCGAAGAAGTCCGGTGAGTTACATAAAGCAGTCTTCGCTATGGACATCAAATCTGATATGCGGAATTTGTAGATTGTGCGGCTCGCGTCGTCGAATATATCCATAACTAGGCGCTCGGGAAGGTTTTCCAGAGGGTTCATATAGAGGTCGTGTTCGACGCTACCGACGCGAGCGTTCTTAAGTTTCCAGTGCCGTGCTAACCGACAGAGTCCGGCGTAGCAACGTTGAGCGTGGGCGAAACTCGCAGTTATTTCTTCGCGCCTTGCATCGGAGATGAAAGCATTCGAAGTAACGCTATTGTGGAATATAGAGAATTTAGTGCAACCGGCATTTGCCACGCCTCCGCAATGAAGGGCCGTTATGAGTGCGTATGTCACGAAATCCTGGTTAATGGCAGAGGTGCGGGCTGGAGGATGTTCGAAAGCGCCTCGTGCAATATCGATTTCCGGATAGAATCGGGAGAAAATGTGAGTGAATGCTAGCATTTGTAGTATTAAGGAACATTATTCTATATCGATTTTAACCCAGATGATGCCGCTCTATCAGAATCCAGGATCGTAGTCGTTCTCGCCGCCCAGATCGGCCACGGGCATGCCGAGGACCGTATCCTCGACGGTGAGGTTGGCTACAGAGCAGGGGTCGTCGGTGTTGGCCAGTCCTTCGAAGCCAGTCGCGATGGCGGCAGCTGCATCCTGGGCCTCCCATGCTTCGGCCGCAAGCTCGGACATGCGGTTGGTATCGAGTACCACCTGGAAGGCGCTGGTGCCGAAGTAACCCTCTTGGCCACACATCACATTGGCAGAGATACCACGCATCGGGTCCAGCTCAGCGTGCCGGGCGGCTCGAAGGAACATCTCTGGCGTTTCCTCGAAAGAGGCCTTGGCGATCGGTCCGATGTCGTCGTTGTTAATCCCATGACGGAAGATGGACACCATCGAGTCGTTGCAAGTCATGCGGTCGCAAAGGATGCTCAGGTGGTGATAGTTGATGTACGTACTGTCGAATGCCAGTACCTCCTCGATTTCATTGAAGATAGCCTGGCGCGCAGCCTCGATTCCGAGAGTGCGGTAGATCTCTTGGATGTCGTTAGTGAAGGTCCGATTGACATCGATGTAGTCGAGAGCGAGGAGGTCCAGAAGGTTAGTACCCACCGTGTCCAACACCCAGGTCTCCTGCTTCTCGTATTTGCCATCGACTTCGACGAGGCTGTCGGTGATCTTACGGGGCATGACCTTACTGATCCCCCGAATCCCTCTCAGCACCAGATTATCCAGGAGATTGTCCTGGAACCCCTTCAGTAGGTAGATCTCGTCACTCTGGTCCAATGGGTTCGTCTTGGACACCCCCTTCTTCTTGGCGGAGAGCATCTCGGCCAGGCGCAAGCGGAAGACCAGGTTTTCATCATTGTAGTCGCTGAAGACACAATGGACTTGATCCCGATACCCGGTCTGAATCGCGAAATGCACATCGTCCATCGTGATGTTGCGGTCAAGCATTTCCTCCGCGTCCATCTCGAGCCGAATCACCCATTTCGAGCGGGAGTCTGGATCCTCGATGTCAGCCTCGGCGCACTCGGCAAGCTCCTGCTCGAATTGGTGGTACTGTTCCATCACCAGACCGTCCTGTTGAATGAGGGTCGTCATGTCGTCTGGATCGAAGCAGATCTCGACGCTCTTGACAATTGCCCGCAGCTTCGTATGCTCAATCCGGGTCATAATCGATTGGGCGTTGTCCTGCGAGCGCTCCTCGTCGGAGAACAGGTGGACCGTGCAGGAAGGGTTCTTGGGATTCTCCGAGAGGGACAGGATTTCTTCAATCCTGGGGACACCTCGCGTCACGTTCGACTTGGAGGCGACACCCGCGAAATGAAAGGTGTTTAGTGTCATCTGCGTTGTCGGCTCGCCAATGGACTGGGCGGCAATCATCCCGACAGTCTCGCCTGGTGCCACGATAGCACTCTTGTACGTCACGATGATTTGGTCTAGAAGCGCCATCAGACCCTTCCGGTTGAAGCGCTTCACCATAAGAAGGTCCTTCGGGGAAAGGTAGTGATAGTAGAGAGCGCGGAATAGCCGCGTCGGAGGGGCGTAGTACATGGCGGACAGCCGCGTATAGCCTTCGTCGACGAGCCGCAGGGCCTCGAGGGGAGTGATGTCGACCATGGAATTGGCGTTGATGCGCTGCTGCCCCTGGACGTTCCCGATGATGTACGCGAAGCAGACCGGCATATGAACCTTCTTCTCATCTCGCCCATCGAACACCTTCGAGACGAGGTCGCGACGCGTGTCGATGGCGGCCTGGATGAGCTCCTGGCACCTCGTGGCCAGCTCCGGCTGCTGCTTCTTCAGGCGCTTAGCGGCGGCCTTCGTGTAATTGGCAGTCAGTCCATCTCCCTTCGTACTGTCTCCCGGCATCTGGTAGTGCGCATAGATATCCTCCAGACTCATCTGCGCCAATGGCAGCATTTGGTCCTCCACCCGCACGGGATCGATACCATCGTCCCCATATGTGTACTGAATAATCTTGTTCTTCGCATTGCGAACAGTCATGTCGTATTGGACCGTAAGGTCTTCCAGACCCTTGATCAGTCGGCGTTGAATGTATCCTGTCTGACTGGTCTTCACTGCGGTGTCGATGAGGCCAACGCGACCACCCATGGCGTGGAAGAACAATTCTTCGGGGCTGAGTCCACTAATGAAGGAACTCTCTACGAATCCACGAGCGGCAGGGGAGTCATCGAACTTCGTGAAGTGCGGTAAGGTACGATCTTCGAAACCGTACGGGATGCGCTTGCCATCCACATTCTGCTGCCCGAGGCATGAGATCATTTGCGAAATGTTTAGTTCGCTGCCCTTGGAACCCGCGTTTACCATGATGACAAAGCGATTGTCCTTGCTCAAGCTCTCGCGGCCGATCTTTCCAGCTGCACTCGTCGCGGCGTTCAAGACGTTGTTGACTTGAGTCTCGAACTCCTGCTCGTCGGTCTTGCCGGTCTTGTTCTCGAAGATGCCTAGGTGGGTTTGATCGATGAGGGACTTCACCTCCTGCTTCTTCTGCGTGATTGCAGCCGCGATCGCTTCATTCGTTTGGCTGTCGGCAATGAGATCACTGATTCCGACGCTGTAGGCACTTTGCTTCATGTACTCCGTGACGATGTTCTGGAGATTGTCGATGAAGTGAGCAGCTTCCTTGTTCCCGAAGTCGTTGACGATACGTTGGATTAAGCCCTTCGAATTATCACCGAGGGTTCCCTTCTCAAGCTGTCCACGGATGTAGCGGCCGTTATCGATCTCCAACACGGTATTCGAGGTGCGCGCATCGTCACCCTCCTTGAATCGCTTCGTCTTGTACTTCAGGGACAGAGGTGGCAGGATCTGGCTGAGCAGCTCGAAGCTGGTGATAGACCGCCCCTTGGGGAGCTTGGACGTATCGACCTTCGGGAAGGACATCAGGAGGTTCATAGCGGCCAGCGGCGTGAACTTCACGTCCGGCCGTGTGAGTTGGTAAGCCCCGAGAAGTGAATCCTGAAAGACCCCGACGATGGACTTGTTATTCGCGGGGCTGATAATCTGGTTGGGGACAGCCGCAAGGTTCCGCAACTCGGCGGCGCTCTCATCGTCCTGGGGCATATGCAGATTCATCTCGTCGCCATCGAAGTCAGCATTGTACGGCTTGGTATCACCGACGTTCATCCGGAAGGTATCTCCTTGCTCCATAATCCGGGCGATGTGGCACATCATGGACATGCGATGAAGTGTCGGTTGTCTGTTGAACAGCACCGGGTCACCATCCAACATCTGGCGATGAACGGTATCGCCGATCTGCAGGGAGATCGACTCGCGATCGACGTACCGCAGCGATATTTGTTCGCCGTTCTGCCGCTCGAGGATCTTCGCACCAGGGTAGGTGTCCGGACCATTCTGAACGAGCTTCAACAGGTAGTCGCGATTCCGTGCGTTGACCTTCTCGGGATATGTGATGTTCATGGCGATCTTCATCGGAACTCCTAACTCCATGACAGAGAGATTTGGGTCAGGTGTAATCACCGAGCGCGCACTGAAATCCACCCGTTTCCCCATGAGGTTGCCGCGAACACGGCCGCTCTTCCCATTGAGGCGTTCCTTGATAGACTTCAGAGGGCGTCCGGACCGCTGCGCGACGGAAGCGACGCCCGGGATCTTATTGTCGACCAGTGTCGCTATATAGTACTGCAGCACGGTCGCCCAGTCGTCCAGAACGTTGGCAGGGGCATTCGCCTGGATCTTCTCTTGCAGCGTCTTGTTTGCCTTGATGATGTTCACGATAATATGACTAATGTCGTCCTCGCTGCGTTGTTGGGAATCATGCTTCACGGAGGGGCGTACCGCGGGGGGCGGAACAGCGAGAACCTGACACACCATCCAGTCCGGGCGGGACCACACGGGGCTGAAACCCATGAACGACACGTCTTCGTCCGAGATTCGGCGGAATATCCTTAGGACAATCTCGGGAGTCATAGTCATGGTGAGCTTCTGCGCGTCTTCGGGGCCGAGGCCCTCGATGTTGTCCCAGTCAGCTGTGAGGGTCGCGAGTCCCTCCTTGCGAATCTTCGACGGCTGCTTGCAGCCGCACCCGTCAGTTGTGTCTTCTCCACAGCGCTTGATCTTGCTAGCCAGTGAGAACACGAACTGCCACCGGTCGTGGGCCGACATGTTCAGCGCGTGCTTGTACTTCTCCTTGCTAATGAGCAACTTGCTGCACTTGAAGCAAGTGCACCGAAGAATCTTGATGATCGTCGCGAGGTACTGGATGTAGAACATCGGGCGGGCGAGCTCGATACAGCCGAAATATCCGGGGGTTTGCATGTGGTCGAGTACATCCGTTGGGCAGATGAGCCCGGGTTCGAGGACGCCCATCCGCGGGTCGAAGAGGCCATTAATGACCGGTTTATTGTTAACATAAGTGTCGCGGCTGGTGATCTCAGCTACCGCCCCCCGCCGGATCTCCTCCGGCGACAGGATGCTGAACTGTATTCCAACCACCTTCGCTGCACTGTCTTTCGGAATTGTGCCAGCTGTCCGTTGCGACATCCTCCTTATATTAGTGCAACAATATTTAGATCGTTTTGGTTCAATTTTCTATGGGGCCCGCATTATCGCAGATTTACGCGGAAAATTGAAGAGCCAAATGCATATAAATAATTCTCAGTAGCTACTGTAATGGCAAAGGGAAACAGCACACACCCAACCCGCCGCAAGCGGGATTCCGCTGGAGAGAATGATCACCCTCCTAACACCGATCCCGAGCACGGGGAGGAATCGGAGGAGGAACCCGAGGAGTTTGATATGGCAAGCTACCGCAAGTTCCTCTCCAAGATGTTCCCGTCTAAACATATGGAAGCCGTTGTCCAGGGGAGCTCCGACGGTGAGTCGTCGAATAAGAAGATATCCCCCAAGCGGCGCGGCAAGCATCCTCCGCGACGGAGGCGTCGGAAGCCCTCGAAAGAGAGTCCGCCCTCATCGGACGACGAGGAGGCAGAGGAAACCGAGGGCGAAGACGAGTACGATGAGGAGGACTACGACACTGAGGAGCTGGAAGAGGAAATGGCCCAACTCCTCGGAGGACGCCGTGGCAACTCCAAGTTCAACATTATCTTTACGATGGGAGCTCCGGGACTCGAGTTGGATGAAGAAGAGGATGAGGAGGATTCTGATTACTCCGAGGATGGCGAGGAATACTCTTCAGAAGAGGATGAGGTTGAAGAGGACGAGGATGAGGAGGATGAAGAGGAGGGCGAATGGGTTGACCATGGCCCCGATCGCCCCAACAAGCGTCGCCGTGAGACGCCTTCGACCGCTGAGCCTGCAACCGCCTCACCTCGTTCCGAGAGCGCGGTGATCGCCAAGATGCGCGAGGCTCTGGGGAGCTTGTCCGAGGTAGAGCGGAAGACGGCGGCCGGCAAGCACCTAATGAAAGAACTTGAGGCCCAGGAGAAGCAGCATGCGAAGGAGATGAAGCGTCGCAGTCGAAAGATCCGCCAAAAGAACGCCACCAAGTTTCGAGGCCTTCTGAAGGAGCGCAACGTAATGAACGACGTGCGATTCTTCCGAGACAAGCTCGACCCGGAAGAGCAAGCGGCTGTCATCCGGCAAGTAGAGGAGATCAAGCAGCACTGCGAAGTAGACAAGCCGTACCGTCTCGCTCTGCTGGACGCCGATATTCCTGTTCCGTACAAAGCTTCTGCCTACAAGAAGTTGAATACCCTTCGATACATGGAACCTGGAAGCGGCGAGTACTACAAGGTGAAGCAGTGGGTTGACGCTTTCATGCGCATTCCGTTCGGCAAGTACAAGAATCTATCCTTGACACTCGAGGACGGCGTCGACAAGTGCCACGAGTTCATGGCCTCGGCGAAGAAGACCCTCGATGACGTAGTGTATGGTCTTGACGATGCCAAATTGCAGATCCTGCAAATGGTTGGACAATGGATTGCCAACCCGGAAGCCGTCGGCAATGCCATCGCGATCCAAGGGCCCATGGGCACGGGGAAGACGACGCTCGTCAAGGATGGTATCAGCAAGATCCTCGGGCGCGATTTCGCATTCTTCGCGCTGGGAGGCGCCACGGACAGTTCGGTCCTCGAGGGGCACTCGTACACCTACGAGGGATCGATGTGGGGCAAGATCCTCGACATTGTTATCCAGTGCGGGAACATGAACCCGGTGATATACTTCGACGAGTTGGATAAGGTCAGCGACACCCCCAAGGGCGAGGAGATCATTGGGATTCTCACCCACCTGACAGACACGAGCCAGAACAGTAAGTTCCACGACAAGTACTTCGCGGAGATCGACTTCGATCTGAGTCGCTGCCTGTTCATCTTCAGTTACAACGATGAGCACCGCGTCAACCCGATCCTCCGCGACCGGATGTACCGCATTCAGACGAAGGGCTACAGTGAGAAAGAAAAGAGCATCATCGCGCGGGACTACCAACTCCCCAAGATCCGTGACCAGGTGAAGTTCGCCGCTGATGACATCGTGATTCCCGACGCGACCCTCCAACATATCGTCAGCCGCTTTACCGAGGGTGAGGAAGGCGTGCGGAATCTCAAGCGCTGCCTGGAGATCATCTATACGAAGCTGAATCTCTACCGCCTCATGAAGCCCGGTGCAAATCTGTTCGAGAAGGATCTGTCTCTCGAGGTCGAGTTCCCTCTCACGGTTACCCCTGAGGTCGTCGACAAGCTCATTAAGAAGAGTGAAGACAACGGGCGCTGGCTCAACATGTACAACTAAACACTCACTAACCCCGTTCCTAAGTATGATAGGTTTTCGAAACGTAACTCGAAAACCTACGTCGGCGGCAGGACCGCCGTCTAGAACTTCATCCTCACCAGCCTGAATAATAACTCCTTTTCTTTCCCAGAGGGCGCCGGGCCTTTTCCATTCTCTAGTTCGTTAATGCGGGCCACTGGGATTTTGCCCTTGGTCGCCGCTGCTAGCTCTTTTTGGCTCTTGAAGCCGGCCGCAACCCTCAGCTTCTGCAAGGTTTGCTTTTGAACTGTGGAGACCTTCTCTCGTGGAAGGCCTTCTTCGGCTCTGCGTCTAGAGGCTTCTCCGGGTTGATTCGGTGCCTTTTTTTCAGTAGTAGGCTTCCTACTCGAGAACACCACATTCTCGAAATCCTGTCCGACTACGGCCTGCACTTTCGGCATACTATCTATATAGAGGCCAAGTCTCTATATAGATTTCTCAACGTAACGATGCCCTCACGAGGGCAGTGATTTCCCTACTAATGAAAAAACAACTAACATTCTAGCCAGTTTTCGTATGAGTAACCAAAGTGCGTCATGTCGTCTGCGAAACATCTCTCAACGACTTCTCTCATCTCTTCCGTATATAGCGATGGCTTATTGATGGCACCTTTCGTAGGATTCTGGTTTACATGAACTAGTGATGCCGGGATCGAATATCTAGTACAGAATAGCCTAAACTCTTCGTCGATGTTTTCGAAATGGATAATGTTACTGACAATCACTTCGCCATTACTCGATACATAATCGAAACATTGATTGAAAGCATGGGGATGACCATTGTCCTGCAACCTTCCCATAAACTTCTCTTCATAAGATAATACAAATTCTTCGAAGGTTACAGAATGAGGTATGTCATTCCTCATCTTAGAATAAAAACTGTAGATGGAATATAATCTGTCATACGGATTGCGCACAACAGCCAGCGATGGGTAGTTTTTCATGGTATTGGATATTACGTCTTTTGCAAACTTGTGTGTTCTTCCAGTTCCATCGTATAACGCGTCGGCGTTGTTTAAAGCTGTGTTTAAGGACACCCCGCCAGTTTTTGGTATATGAACAAACACGGTTTTATCAACGTAGATGGGTCTAATATCACTATTCATCACTATGAGACCTGTACCTGAAAAGTGCCCGTACTTCGAAACATCGTACTTTTCGTACTGAAGGCCGTTCCAAAGTCGTTGCATGGGTTCCTGACATTCCGGCCACGGATGATGAATATCGTCCAGTAGGATTATACCCGAGAACCCCAGCTCATCAAGGCGTTTAATGATCTCTCTTTCGACCACTTCGAAGTGGTCGATGTCAATCATGACAATTTTTGTCTTAGCTACCAGTTCGGGCGTGAGATCCCCAAGAACATCCTTGACCCTGAACTCAATATTGCTCTTCGTGTAGATAGGATGTTCCGGGTCCTTAATATCGTCTATTATGTTATACGATATAACCCGGTTTGACTCGTTATGCGAGAGTGAAACAGCACTGCGTCCGCTCAAGGTCCCGATGTCCAGAATTATTGAATTATCAAAAAAAGTAGTCAGATAAGAATACAGCCTGTATTCTTGTTGTCCTGAAAGGAGATCGTAGTAAGTTGGATCAACAAGATACTCGTGGTTCTTAAGCTGGAAACTGTCCAGAATACAATTACTAATGGGTATTTCCATTTGTAAGGGTACGATATTAAATATGTTCACTAACAACACGAAGACTAGAACTGCGAGGCCATAACATTTGCCTGTTTAACATCACACCTAATAAAGCCATACTCTCTAGAACTCACTGCAGAGAGTGCGGTTCCCCCCGCGCTCATTCAAGTACTTGACCTGCTCGACACTTGGGCACACGCACCCCATGCTTCCCGAGTAGGTGCTAGGGCAGCATTCAGGAGACTGCCGGGTGTCTGCGTAGTACGCGAGCTGGCCGGACGCGACGGTGGCCGCCGGGGGTTCTGGGCCTCCCTTGTTCCCCTCTAAAGATTTGAACCAGGTTCTGCAAGAGTCGGTGTCTTTGGAGTAATTGTTCTCCCAGCTACCTCCCACTCCCTTGCCAATGGAGTAGTCAAGGCCGGCGCCCTGGAGACCTCCCTTGAACCCTTCAAGCATCGCAGTCACAGGAACGTGATACAGCGCAGCTGCTGAAATGAGTACTATGGCGACGATGCTGATGAGTATCATGATCAACTCCTGGTTTGACAGTTTGATCTCCATATCTTATATATTCTTAACGAGATAAAAAAAGCGCCGGTTTGAGATGCTGCTCCAGCCCCGTGTTGTAGTCGCCCACCCGAACGCCGTCGGTCACGAACGACCCTACGTCGGTGACGAGGTGATAGAGGTATCTCTCTCCCTGCATCTCCGTCCCGTCGATACTGTGCGTACTGATAGTTCCTAAATCCCCGTCTAGGATAAGGACGTTGCCGCTTCCTCGTAATGACCGTGTTGCGTCTAAACTGTACTCCTTGGTACAGATGACGTCCTTGGCATCGAGTTTTACCGTACCTAGCACGGTCTCCCCAAAGCGCAAAACGTCATTGACGTCCAACTCCTGGATGGAAAGCGATCGCCCGTCATCGAGTTCAACCATGCTTCCGGCCGCCAGTCCACACTCCAGGTGGTGGTGGATGTCCTCTCCACTCAACTCATGTGGAACGATACCTGTACGCGCGCAATTTACGTCCAGCTCATACATGTCCATGGGGTCTAAGTCGTCCCAGTCCACGTAAACTTCCGAGTTAATAACCAGGCGCTTGGTGGAAGTGTTCACACAGTATACGTACTCCTCTCTAAAGTCGTGGATCCTTGTCGCCGCTGGGTGTGCGGCGGCCTGGATTAGGCCCGCTTCCGGATGAAACACGCGGTGGCGCCCCGTCACGTAAATCCCGTCAATGTCGTATACATCTTGGCCCCGCGAGGACATTTTCATCACGCCCGTGACGACTCCATCGTCTACAAGCACGTCACCTATCTTGACCTCCTCTATCGCCCGCGTCTTGCCCTCCTTCATTAAGAGGGGGGTACCCTTGGCGAAACAAGCGGGCACCGGGGGAGCATCCCCCGAGGCTATTCCCATGACCTCGGAGAGAAACACCTTGAAAATGATGAAGAGGGCGAGTATAGCAACGAACACAGCGGTGTCGGCGATTGCAAGAGCTGCAGCGGGGGGGAACACCCACGCAATTGCCCACAATGGAATGATAAGAAGTGCAAGGAGAATTAGCCCGGCCAGGATCCCGTCAATTATGATGGCGAATATAGAATTGAGTCCCATATAGGCTGTCATAAACGTATACAGACCTGTCATGATGACCCCGGCTGTCTTCCCGAAAAGGTCCCGGGCTGTAATTACCATCTTTGTCAACGGTACGATTGCGTTCTCCACTCTTGCCATGATCTGGGCGGTAATGTTGGACAGTGCGTCTCGGACCTTGTCAAACTCCTGTCTTATGGCGTCGGCCGCCTTGCGCATCTCGTCGATAGTCTCTCGAATGACAGTCATGAGGTAGTAGAACGGCGCGAGGAAATAGCCAGTTATCTCCTTCAAGACGTTCTGGGTGCAATACTCGAAGTTCTCGCCCGTGTAGTCCATCGCGGAACCGTTTTCAGGCGGGTTAATGATCCCCGCGAACGGTATGTAGGCGGGGTTGCAGCGATTCACAGGCCAGTCCGCCTTAATAGGCTGCAAGTGCCCCAATATGTAGAAGTACGCTGTAGCGCAGAAAAATCCAACTACGAGCACTACTGTGATCCAGATGTCCAGTCCATACTGCTGGCCGTATCCAACTTTTTCATATACTTCTTTGACACTGTCGAACACGTCCTGTGGATACTTCACAGGGACGCTCTCAAGGGGATTGCTTGCCATATATATACTTCGTGAGAATATATGTGGCTTTCGTGTTACTTATGACTGGTTATCCTCCCAGTCGTGGAACAATCTCGTGCCGATGGGGATGGTGTGGTTTGATGTCACAAGACAGGCTACTTCGGCATCAGGTGCTCGGCTGCTCAGACGGGCTCCTGGCATATCCTTGACATGCACATAGTCTTTCCGCGCATGATCGTAGACTAGGTGGTTCCCGGTTACATTTACGGGTTCTCCTCCTTCGCCGCCTTCGAGTTCGTAGTAGGGCTCACGGGGAACCCCCTCCTCAAGGTTACTTATTCGCATGACGGCACGGACTCGTGCCTTGTTAGAAAGTATCGCCCCCAGTGGAATATCCCTCATGGGCAGCACCTCGCCGCTGAGTAGTCGGATAGGTGTATCCGGGGCGAAGCATGCGAAATTGTAAGCGTCCTTCAGCATGGTGCCGGGAATGCCATCCATCCAGCTCTGGGCTGTCATCATCGATCCGCCGATCGAGTATATCATGACCACGAGCATGCCCGAAAGCTTTCCGAAAAGGTCTCTAATGTTGATAGTTATGCGCTGGAATTCGACGATCACATTGAGGAACACTCCGAACACGCTGCTGACAATGTTTCCTATGAAACTTCTTAGTTTGTAGAAGAACTGGCGCACGTCGTTAATAGCATTGGAGATCGCTCCTGTGATGTTGCCCACGAGATCGAAATTGTAATGCAGGGGCTGAAGCAGGTATCCCATGAAGTTGGTCTGCATGTTCTGGATACAGTATGTGAAGTTCTGTGTTGCGTCGTGCCCCATCATTCCGGCGAACGGCATTACGACCGGGTTACATCTGTATAGGGGCCAATCCTTCTTGATCTGGGCCAGTCCCACGCTCAGGATGTTAAACATGTAGAGAAGGATGAATATGAATACGATGAATATGCTTCGGGATATATCACCGGCCTTCATAATAGACTATACTGTGATTTTATTATGAACGGGCATGCTTAATGTGCACATGATGCTAACAGTTAGGGATAGGGAAGTTTGTGCCGAAGCATGCCGAGACGTTTCCTGAACTGGCTGACAAGAAGACCACCATGCGCTCCTCCGCCGCTAGAGCACCCCCAGGTTCTCCAGCGGTCCTGGTGACCTCCTCGGTGTCTACGGGTGCGGCCTTTTCGCTGCCTGCGAGTGCGGCCCTTCCCTCTCCCCCTCGGCGCACGTACCCGGGATCGCTTCCCGCTCTTGCGTTGGCGTCTCGTTCGGCGCCCACTTCGGTGCCTACGCTTCGCGATGGACTTCCGACGCCTGCCTCCCGCTTGTGGTGTTCCCTCGAGGCCTGGGGGGATGTTACCGGCTTCATGATCGTACATAGCCTGCGCCTTGGTCGACGCGCTTAGAGCGTTGTTTGTCTGCGAAGCCGTATTCGCGTTTTGGGCAGTCGAGAAAGGTCCGTCCTGGTTCGGGAACGTTGGCCACGAGCTGGACCCGGCTGGAACCGCTGCAGGACATATAACATCTCCACCCATCTGCCGCCATGACTGCCTCCAACCACGCATAGATTCCGTCTTGCGCTTGCGCCGACGTCCTCCGGCCAACCGGAGATGTTTCATGATCTGGTGACCTCCGGCTACCGTGGCAGCGGCAGCAGCCTGATGAGGGTCCGAGTTGGCAGGTGGCACCAGGGCGCAGTTGGTCTGGGACTGCGCCTGGTTGTAAGGTCCACTGTTCTTGCAGCCATTTACCATACTATAGTATATCCGCACAAAAAAGGATAAAGGCCCGGGTTAAGATAGATTATAATGAACCCCGAGGACAAACTCAATTTGCAGAAGATGATCAATGCAAACGACGTGGTCGACTGTACGGACGAAATCCGCGCCAAACGCCACAGCGGTCTTATTCGCACGGACGTCAACCGCATGATCACGATCAAGCGCAAGAACACTGTGCTCCAACAGACTAATCCCGGCGCCCTCGAAGAGCTGCTCATCGCAGACTGCAATTTCCTATTTATCAACTACACCGACATATTCAATAAGGTGCGCAAAGACGAGGTGGACCTTAATATTCTAGGCCGACTCCTGGACGTGCTGGAGCGCATCGAGAATGGGGAGCTGGACCAGCATAGCGGCTCGTACCAGGTCGGGACCCTACTCAAGGAGCTGTATGTAGATAGCGCACTCAAGAAGGCCAAGAAATTGGACGATCAAC